GCAGTAAAATTTATAGCAAAAGACGATACACTAGAAGACTTTAGACTGGCGTTTAACGATCAGTCGGCAAACAGTTTTGGCGATATCGCTAACCTAAGTGGTTCTATCACATCAACTAATTTAGTTGACGCTATGAACGAAACTATTAGTATTGCTGTAAATACAGCTGGTTTCACGTTGAGAGATAGCACATCTACTACACAACAAATTGGTGGTGGTAATATCTTAAATGTTGTAGGAGCTGCTAATGAAATAACTGCAGTAGTAAGTGCTACCGATACATTAACAATTGGATTGCCTGATGATGTAACAATCACTGGTAATTTAACTGCCTCTGGATCAACACACAGTTTAGGAACAATTCAAATAAGTGGAAACACTTTATCATCTACAGATTCAACTACTATTATTATTAATGACGCTTTAACAGTTAATAGTCCTTTAGTAGCTGGTGTTACAACAATCAACCCAGCAGGTTCTAGTAATATAACATCTTCAACTGGATTTACAGTATTTGATTCTACGCTTGTGTTAGCTCAAAATAAATCTATTGCTTTTGAAGGATCAACTTCTAACGATTTTGAAACAGTTTTGACTGTAACCGACCCAACTGCTGATAGAATACTTACACTTCCAGATGAAACAGGAACATTAATAACGACAGGTAGTGTTGGCGCTATAACAGGCACAATGATTACTACCGGTTCATTGGTCACAAATAATTATGCTGACGATTCAATTACAATCGACAAGATAGCAGATGACTCTGTAGGACAAGCACAACTGAAAGATGTTGTTGATTTACAAATACAAAACGCTTCTGGCGGTATTCTTAAACAAATATTTGGCGCCGGTTCTTAATTTAGAGTCTTATAAGTATAAGAGAAAGAAATTAATATGGCAGTTAGAGTACCTTTAAAGAATAATAGTGGAAATTTACAAGAGATGACTACGGCAAATATAAATGCCATTGTTGATCAATTTGTATATCAATATTCATTAAGTCCAAGTGTAGCATTAACAGTTGTTTCTTCAGGTGGTTCTTTAGGAACTATTACTGATACGAGAAAACAAGCTGGATCAATGAGTACAAGTACAACATCATTTCCAAGTGAAGCAACAACAGCTGAACCAAGTACAGTTACTATCAACTATGATAAGATAACATCAACTGGCACTTCAGATACTCCAACAGCAGATACAGGAACAACATGGCCTGTTTATCATACATCAGCTGGACATATTAGAGCAATGTCTTTACAAGATGTTAAAGATACATTTTTACACCCTGCAATAGATTTATTAACAGCTGCTACTACGACAACACAACAAGCAGGAACATATTTCATATCATCAGCAACAACTGTAACAGGTTCTACCGAAGTTAGTGGTAATTTAACACCTGTTTATTCAGATACAAGAGCTGATACATCATTATATTCAGCTGGTGAGATTGGTGAAACATTAGATCAACCTACAACTATTACTAACTATTATTTGTATAGAGTTGATGGTGCCAATTCATCATATGAAGCACCTTTCTATGTTAATTCGGGTAATCATTTACAACAATATTCTACAGCACAGTTTGGAACTTTAGCACAAGAGTGGATAAAGAAAACTGCTCATGAGTCAGCAGATGGTTACGCTTTAAGTTATAACTTAGGAGCAACCGGTGATGGTAATGAAAGAGGTTCTGGTATGGGTGATACAATTTTAAATGGTTCTGGTAGTCACCAAACTCGTTTTGTAAATACAGACGATTACAGAGCACAAGAGTTTCCAGATGGAACACCAGTAACAGCAGCAACTTATTTTTTGAGAATACATAAATCGTAATGAAACACAATGAAAATATTATTAACCGGCCATAAAGGCTTTATAGGTCAACATCTATATAACTTTCTAAAAGACAATCATACAATAATCGGTATAGACGATCAATCAGGTGATAACTTATTAACCTGTGATCTAAAACATAACGTAGATTTAGTAATACATCTTGCTGGTCTTTCTGGCGTTAGAGATAGTTTAGATAGACCAACAGAATATTGGGAACAAAACGTAATCGCCGGTCAAAGACTTTTCGATTATTTTAAAGACACAAGAATCCTATACGCAAGTTCTTCAACAGCACATGAGCCATGGAAGAATCCATATGCTATGAGTAAATATGGGTTAGAACAAATTGCGCCAAAGAATAGTGTAGGTATGAGATTTACAACAGTATATGGTCCTAATGCTAGAGAGACTATGTTGATACCAAGAATATTAAAACATGATGTTCCTTATATCAATACAAACCATAGTAGAGATTTTTTACATGTTGATGATTTAGTGAGAGCGATAGATAGTTTGATAAATTCAAACGTAAAGGGTATTACAGATATAGGTTCTGGGAGAACAAACAATCTTATAGAGTTAGTTGATTATTTCAAAATTGACTGTGAACGTGTCGTGGGAAACAAGTTCGAAAGATTGGATAACCTTGCTGATAATACCCTACTAAATAACTTAGGTTGGTCACCTCAAATAAATTTATATGACTACATAAAGGAGAACAAAAATGATAACTGAAGAATATCTAAAAGATAATTTTCTAACGGCATACTTTGTCGATAATGAAAGAAAGAATATAGAAATACAAACTACAACGGAAGATAAGAAGTCTGTATTTACTACTATCATACCATTCAAAGAAGAAAACCCTCAATATCAAGCGCTTAATAAATTTATGACACTTGATCAATTACATGAGTCAACACACGAAAAGACTAAAACTGAACATGAATTGTATAAAGAACAAGCACTTAAATATGCTAAAGAAGCAGGTCTTACTGTTGAGACTGATAAAGATAATTACTTTGGTGAAATAATTAAACTTATTACCGAAGACCAAGAAAACGAAAATCATTTGTTTGCTTTAAAAATTGCATTATTTGAAGTTGAAGATATAAGAGAATCTACAGATATAGAAAAAAAGAAACTTATAAGACAAAGTAAAACTAAAACAGATTTATTATATAACGCTTTATCAATTATTTTAAAGAAGTAAAGTAATCACTATACCAACCAGACCAACCTTTTTCTTGTAAATGGTGCATTTGACCTAATGTACAAACACTAAATTGTGGCGGTTTTTGATAGAGGTAATCTTTAATTGAAGGACATACTTTATCGTATGTTTCATATTTAATATTTTTAAAATACCACTCATCACTTCCTTTAGTATAAGTTTTAATATAATTTAAATCGTCTTTCTTAAACTTATCCCATATATATGATACATCGCCTGTCCATGATACAATAGACGAGTTTAGCGGTGTGTGAGCGGGCTCTCTCCACCATGTGTCGTCTAGTAGTGTAAAGTTTTTTCTAATTAGATTTGGTAGCTTATCATAGATAACCATATCTAAATCAAAGTATAAATTCTCACCATCTCTAAATCTATCGTACATTTGAAACTTATTAAACCAATTGCCATATAGGTCATCTTCTATAACCTCAAAACTATCATACTTTAGACCAGAGTAATTGTCTATCATATGTTTAAGATTATCAACATGCCATTGATTAAACTTATCACCAAATTTACAACAGATTATTCTCACTTTATTTCAATTGCTTTTATATTTCTAATACTATGTAAAGATGTATTAATTTTAGAAGTAGGTTTTTCAGGTAATGTATGTTCTACGCCATAAGGGTCTTTGACAATAGTATTTTCTCTACCCTTAATATCAACAATCAAACCTTTTCTCATTTTCATTCCACCTTTAATCTGACTAGGACTAATTTCTTGGTCTGTTAAACTTATTTTACTACCATTAGAGGCACCGATTAAAAGTTCAGTATCATCTGATTCATAACGAGGTCTATCTCCTTGTGGATATCCTATACCTAAACCATATGTTATTCTTTTAGTTCCTGCTTTAACATCATCTAATATACCTAATTTTTTTTCCCAATAATCATTACCATTCATATCATTATGATTTTTATTTGCACCAGTTTTAAATCCCATTTTAACTGCTGCTCTCATAGTTAATCCTACTGATATTCCTATGCTACAATAAGAATTAAACCATCTTTCGTGGTGTGAATTTGGTTTTTTAGTACCATCTGAATTACAATTTAAATTTGTATCTGGCTCTTTTGCAACCCATAGAATATAGATACTAGCGTTTGCTTGTCCATTTCTCCAAGTAGATGGTGGGTGTCTTCTATGTGTATTACCCCAGGTGTATTTTGATATTTCTTCTATAACTTTTCTATCTGCTGTATAATAAACATCATAATGAGATTCATATTGTTTACTAGGAGAATTTTGTGCTACATATAATAATTGGTGTATGATATGTTTTTTTAATTCTGGATATTTATTATTCCATTTTTGATAATCATAATTTCTTTGGCATTGTTTCATTGTATCTAAAACTTCTTTTTCTTTATCCCAATCATATGTCATCTCCACATAATCTCTCATACCTTTTTCAAATTTTTTATCGTCCTCATTCATACCAATTGTCCTTTATAAATTTTGCATTTGATTGATGAATAGTTTTACCAACACCAGTAAAATGTATCACTTTAATATATTTATGTACATTATCAAGTATCATGTAATCAGTATTAAATTTTTTACTATAAATCTTATTTAATTCTAAATTTTGTTTGAAGTCGTCTGTATATTTGCATAACCATTGTTGTGGTGTTAGAGTTAATTTTATATTATGTTCTTGTACTTTCCAATTAACATAGTTTTGTTCTCCATAGTATTTGTGATGAACAACACCAGTATTGTAATAATTCAATTGCCAAAACTCTGGATTTAATGAAAAGTCGTCCCATATACTTTTTAGACTACCTGATTTAAACTTATAGAAACCACCGTTTAACTTTAATTTAGTATCCCACCACTGTCCATATGATACTAACTCATTATCATTAACAGGGTGATTTAAAAGATCATCAACATTATTTGTAATAACTTGATCTATATCCATTATGATAATATCGTCACCCGGCTTTTGACCTCCAAATTGAGGACTAAAAAACTTTAACTTATGCCAGTGTTTCTTTATATCACTATGATGGTTGTAAGGTAATATAACATCTGCCTCGATATCATTAGTATCACTTAAACATATAAACTCAAAAGGTACTGTACTGTTTCTCTTTAGACTTCTATATAATTTACTTACATAGTCGGGTGTGTAGAAACCTTTGAAATATACAGTACATATC